ACCTTGGACAACGCGCTGGACGTGGTCGGCACGGCCGCGGCTGCTTACGTCGGCTACGTGCTGACGGGCGGCAAGCCCATCCCCGGCTTTGCCGAGCTGGTGCCGTTCATCGCGGCGGCCGCGCTGGGGATCTTCACGTGGCGGCAGGTTCGCAAGAACAACGTCTAGGCCAGACGCCAGACGCAGAAACGGCCCCGGTGTTAAGCCGGGGCCGTTCTGTTTTTGCGTTCTAGGCTGCCTTGTTCCAGCGCTTTTCAGCGAGGAGGCGGGCGGGGTTCACAACCGGGGCCTGCTCCCGGTGATCCTTCATCGATCGGGCGAAGCCGAAGCTGGCGAACACGTTCACCAAGCTGATGAAGAAGCAGGCGGGCCAAAGCGCCCAATCGGGGGCCAAGCCATATTCGGCGTTGAGGTGTTCTAGGCCGAGGTGGTTCAAGTTCGCCTCGATGGCGCCGAAGCCTGCGCCGAGAATGCCGGCGATGATCGCCGTGGCGTAGTTCTTCGTTTCCCATGCTTCCATCACGCGGGCCACCGCGCGGGAGAGGAGGAAGACGATCACCACCATGGCGATGGTGAGCAGTGCGCCGGGAAGCCAGCCCCGCGACCAGAAGCCGAGTGTGGCGGTCACAACTGAGAGCCCAACGAAGGCAAGGCAGGCTTGTTGTTCAAGGGGACGTTCGTCAGTATATTTAGCCATAGCGCGGTCCTTTCGCGTTAGGCCCGGTCGGGGATTGCCGCCTCGCCGGGCCGTTTAATTTTCAAACATCGGTGAGGGGGCGCGAATTTCGACCCCCTCATAAAAAGGCCCCGACACTCGGGGGAGGGTCGGGGCGCTTTCTTCAGGCGATTTGGAAGCTAGAGCGGTGTTCTGGGGTCCGGTATTCTGCCCTGTCGTATTCTGGTGCCCTTTTCCATCTTGGCTCCCTTGCGGGGGCGGTATGGGTTCCGGTTTTCTGGGTCCGATGTTCTGCCCTGCCGTGGTTCCTGTGATCCGCTCTAGCTACCAAATCGTCTGCCTATGAGAGCAATATGGCGGCAATCCACCGACATGGCAAGCCACCAGAAAGCCACCACTGATCACAAGTTCGTGATTGCCACCAGCTTGCCACCACACTGGCCATGGGTTAATATTCTTCACGATTGGGAGAACGACCTATGAGCAAAGCAAAACCCCGCACCGGCGACAGGCATGTCGGGACCGCCAAAACGATCCGTTTCACTGATGAGCAGGCGGCCCGCCTGGACGCGCTGAAGGATCGGACGGGGGGAACCTATGCCGATGCTATCGACGCCGCTGCCAGGGCCTTGCTGGGCTCAAATGACAGGCGCGCCGACCTGGCCCTCGAATTGCGCCGTCTGGCCGATCAGATCGAGGGCGGCAAACCCCAACACGATGGGACACGCCGCCGCGAAAAGCCTTGAAATCATGCGCATGGCTATTTGTCCCATCCTTCCGATAGACCGTTGATCCGTCACACTTTGCCCTGTCCCCTAGGGACTGCCAGCGCGTTTTTAGCGACCTGTTTAATAACAGATTTTCGCTCAATTGTCCCACTGGCAGGGTCGGCTGGGACAGAAACCCCAAAAACCGCCCCCAAGGCATCGCTCGCCATGCCCGCCCTTTGCGCCTTGGCCGTGTAGGTCGCCGCCTGCTGATGCGTGGCGTGGCCAAGCACGGCCATAATCTGATGGGGCGTGCATCCCGCCTCAGCCATCCGGGCCGCCGCGGCCTTCCTGAGCCCGTGGAACGAGCACGCAGGGTCAACGCCTGCCTCGGCGCACCATTCCCGAAACTTGTTCTGCAGGCCCTTGCCGCTGGCAAAGGGGTGGCCATAGGCCGTTTCCAGCCAGGTCAGGCCCTTGCCCTGCCAAGCGTCCAGCGCCTCACGCAGCGGCGGGACAATCGGAATATCGACATGCACCGGGCGCCGGTTGGCGTTCTTCGACTGCGTGAACCGCAAGCGCCCGTCCCGCTCATGCGGGCGTCCGATCCGCACCGCGTCGCTGATGCGCTGCGCCGTGTAAAGCCCGATCGCATAGGCTGTGCGGGCCTGCGTGCCGAGCGGGTGCTTGGCCTCATAGGCCATGCAATCCTCAGCGGTCCATGTCCTGTGCCCCTCCGTGACGTTGGGCTTGCGCCGGATGCCTGCCGTGGGATCCGTCATCACCAGACCGTCATCGCAGGCCAGCCGATAGACGGCACGCAGGGCGGCGAGAAATTCTTTTCCCTGCGCATAGGTTCGCACTTTCACCCCTAGCCGGATCGTCATTGGATCGATCACCGCCGGCAGGTGGCCGAACTTCTCCACCAGCGCCTCTAGCAGCCGCTCACGCGGGCGTTGTGTCAGCTTGCGGTCCAGCGCCCGAAAATCCCGGCTCGTCAGGTAATGGCGCACGATGTAGGCGAATGTACCCCGCCCCGGCCCTGTGCGGCGCGTGGGGGCGGCTTCGCCATTGCGGGCAGCGAAATAGGCCAGCGCAAAAGCCTCGCTGCCTGGGTCACCATGCAGGCGCACCTTTGGCTTACCCGGCGCGCGGAAATACCACCGCACATTGCCCCGCGCGTCCACGTCGCGCGTGATGCCCTTCCATTCGATCGACGCCATGTCCGGCCTCAAATCCTTACCCCCGCCCAAGGGTTGGCCTCGACCGTTGGTAATTCGTTAAGCGTCTCCTCAAGCTCGCTGCGCAGCCAGAACAGGCGGCGCGTCTCGGGGTACTGCCTCGCCCTGGGCATGTGGCCGCGCTCAACCAGTTTATCGAACGTGGTCGGCGAGACGCCGACAAACTCCGCAGCCTGGCGACGGTTCAGCGCGTGGGGTGTCACCACCGCCACCCTCTCGGCCAGATGATCGCGGCCACGAGCAACACAAGGCCGACGACAACGATGGGCGCTGCCGCGCAAAGCCCTTGCCATAGGCGTGCATATTCTTCTGGATCGTTGATCATTCCGCGGGCCGCCTTGGCTGATCAAACAGCATCGCCTTTAGTCGTTCATCTTCCCGCTTGCGCAGCGCCGCGATCTCGTCGGCGGCATCATTCAACAGATCGCCCGTCACGCGGACGAACGGCGTCGCCTGACTGCATTGGGCGGCCTTGGTGCGGAGCTGGTCAAGGATGTCGCTCACGGCAGCGGCTCCCCCTTGTCCTGCTCCAGCGCCGCGCGGATTTTCTCTGCGGCTGCGCGGGCGCGGCGCAAGTGGCCGAGGTTGAACATGGCGGGCACGGCTGGATACCCGGCCTCCCTGACCTCAATCGGGAAGTCGTCCGGCAAAGGCTTTCCGTTGACACCCCACTCTGCGGCTTCTTTCGCAAACGGCTCCAGCGCCCCCAGCGCCTCGGCCAGCAACTCGCGCGGGGGAAGGGCGGAGAGGGCGGCGCGGGCTTGCTTCATCGCAAGATCATGCAGCGCATAGAAGCCTTCGCTATCAAGATTTTCCCAGGCGACGTAGTCCCTGCCGCCTTTGGGAAAGCCACCTTCATAGATCGCCCGCGCGACCCGCTCCACCGTCTCATCATCGTGTGTCACTGTGCGTCTCCTTCAGCGAGTTCGCGGTGGGTCATGCTGCTGTCCTTTCGCGAATGGCGTCTGTCCATTGGTGTGCCATCGCTTCCGCCACGCCGCGGAAGGTACGCGAGCGCTCCTTCCACCTGTCCGGGCCTGGCGGCATCCGGTGGACGCGTGCGACACGGCCGGCGACGATGTTGGTAGGCTCCAGCTTCGGCAGGCCCTTGAGCCAGAGGCAGGTGGCCTTGACCTCGCCATGTCCGAATTGCCACGGCTGTATCACCTGATCCGGCTTGCGGATGCGGCTGCTGATGATGCTGATGGGGTTCTCGATTGCGATGCGCGGTATGGGCGCGGCCATCAGGTCGGCCACGAACTGCAACGCTTCGGCTTGTTCTGCCTGCTTGTCCTTGAACCAGCGCGCGCCACTGACGGCCAGATGCGTGCAGGGCGGATGTGCGATCATTAGATCCCAGCCAAGGTGCAGAACCTCGCGCACGTCGCGCTGATAGTGCGCGCCTGGCGTCTCGCTCGGGAGCAGGTCGCAACTGAACGCGGTCCAGCCCTGCCGGCGGAATGCGTCACGCACCGTTCCGGAGAACTCGCAGGCGACAAGAACACGCGGCGCGCGGCTCATTGCGGTGCGCCTGACTTGGTGATGGAAAAATCCGGGATCACGCCGTGTTCGTTGAAGTACATGAGCAGGCTGTGATACAGGTGCTCGCGATCCTTCTCGGCGTCGGGAACCTCAGCGATGGCCGCATCAAGCTTTGCGTTGATTGCGTCTCTGAGTGAGTTCGGGATGACAAACATGCTCATGCTGACCGCCCCTCTTCCCGCGCCATCCGCTCCAGCCTGCGCGCCAAAAACATCGCGTGGACGGGCTTGTCGCGTCGCACATCAATCTCGAACCCCCGCTGATCCTGGCACGTACACGCGCGCGCCTCGGCGTGCTCCACGTACTCCGCGATGCACTGGACGGTGGCGACGCGGATCGCGGCCATGGCGTCGGGGATGCCGCTGTTGAAGTGGCGGGCGAGGATGCGGGCAGTCTCGGCGCGGATGTCTGATGCGATGTCGGTCATGGCTGGGCTCCAAAGAGTGTGAAGGGTTCGGGCTGCAGTTTCAGGCGCTGCGTAATGGCGTGGCTCATCGCGCCCGAGCCGGGAAACAGATCGTTGACGTCATCGCCGGGCTGCGCGCCGAGAAGGTCAAGAACCCAGAGGCAGAAGGCGTGAGGCTTGCGGCCTACGAATATTTTACCGGCGCGAATGTCCGATTTCTTCATCTGGTAGCGGGGCTCGTTGGTCGGCTGCTGCGCTGTGAAAACGAAGTCGCCGGTGCGGTTGCCCGTGCTATCGTAATCGCGCCCACCCATGAGAATAACGGGCTCGAAATGACGGCGCACGGGGACGGCCTTGCCGGCAAAGCGCGGGCGGTCTGTGATCCACGCGCAGACCCGCGCGCCGTTCGGGCACATCGGCAGGATCACGCGCAAGCTCTGCTCGCTTAGGCTCATGACCCAGCCATCCGGGTACTCAGCTTGCAGGCGGTCGATCAGCTTGTTGTGCGTTGTCGGATCGTCCCAAATCATCGCCTCGGGGTGATGCGCAACATAGTATTCAGCGCGCCCGAGGTACGGCGGATCGGCGTAAGCGAACCTCACGGCACATCCTCCCAATCGGCAAGGTCCAGCGGGTGGCGGGGGGTGAAAAGGTCGAGGAGGCGGGAGAGGAGGGTCATGGAACGCGCTCTACAATTGAGCGCACAGCTTCAAGAGCCTCTCGAAGGCATTCGCTTTTTGATTTTCCGGTGTGCGTGGAGTAGGCCGCCGCGGCCAACCCCAGACAAGCGGCAGTCGCATAAGTTCCGACAATGAAAGCATCCTTGTCGTTGTCACAAAGCTTCATCACCGGAAGAACCGCCCGCTCTGCTTTGCGCGCTGCGTGGTCGCCAAGGTCGTCAACGATTGCACTCATCGCGCACCTGCCAGCGCGGCGCGGGCGGCAAAGACGCAACGGTCGTAGCCATCCTCAAAGTCGGCGGCTTCGTAGTAATCCTCGTCCATGTCCTTGGCGGGAACCTGCTTGGCGATTTCTGCCAGCGCGCTTTCTAACACCCTCACGCGCTCGGCCTGTGCGCGGATCAGGGCGGCGGCGGCGCGGAGCGTGTTGGCGTCTTCAAGCTCGTCCTTAGACGGCTCCCACGCACTGGCGTTGTACGCCTCATGGCTAGCTGTGTCGGCCAGCGCCTCCAGCCTATCGGCCACCTGTTCCGGGGTCGGGCTCATACCGACACCTCGTCGCGCGCGGTGGCGGCGCGGTGGTCCGGCTCGCGGCACAGCCGGGCGATGACAGCGGCCAGCGCCTGCTCACAGTCGCGCGCTGCGAGCTTCAGGCCCTCAAGCTGTTCATCGGTGGCTTTCCAGCGCTGGGCGCGCTCGACCGATCCGGCCATGCGCTCCATGTGAATGCGCGCTTCCTCTGCTGCGGTCTGCGCAAGGTAGACCTGCCGGCCCAACTCATCGTGTTGCGTGATCGTGAAGCGCGGCGCTGCGCAGTAGGGCGTGTCGCCTGCGTCGCTTAAGGGTCCGTGGTCGCGGTACATGTGGGCTCCTGTGGTGTGGAGCCATGGTTCGCAAAATCCGAACCCTCAGTCAACAGCTAAGTTCGCGCTTTCCGAACTTTTTCGTTCACGAGAAGTAAACGGCTAGCCTTGCTTGCGCTTCGGTGGGGCGGCCAGTGTTTCGAGAATGCGTCTGGCGTCTTCGCGCTTCGTTTCGGGGATGCGGTCCCATATCGACCAGATGCCGTCAGGCTGCATCGGATTACGCATGATCAGATCAGCGGGCTCGCACGCCAGCGCGTCCGCCAAGGCTTCTAAAAGGTCCTGATTGTAGCGGGTCACGCCGTTTTCAAACTCGGAAATGTTGCTCTTGCTCTTTCCGATACGCTCACCCAGGCGCGCCTGCGTCAGTCCACGATACTGACGCCACTCTTTGAGGAACCATCTGGGTCGGGTTTTCTGAGGCATCACGCCACTATTCGCATTTTGCGAACCCTGTCGTTACGAAAAATCCGAACGACCCTGTTGACAGCCGGTTCGGAATTTCCGAACCTAGAGGCATGTCGAAACTCAAATCATACCGCACACGCAAAGGCTGGACGCTGGACGAGGCCGCCGCTGAGCTGGGGCTTTCTAAGTCTTACATATCAGAACTTGAGACCGGCGCCCGCCCGTGGACGCTGAAGGCGGCGCGCAAGGTCGAAGCTGCCACGGGCGGCGCGATCAGGGCCGCCGACCTTCTCGGCTTCAGTCAACCCAAACGCAGGGAGGCCGGGGCGACCGCCTGAAGCGGTTCACGGGGCACACATGACACATCAATCATTTCAGCGCGCCCTGCGGCGCGCATCCGAAAACCGCCGCCTGTCTGGTGCGTGCCAGTCAGCGGCGGGCGCCGTGGCGACTTGTCCCCCACCCAACCCGGCCGCCACGGCGCAACCCCCATCACCCGCCCGTGGTCCGGTCGGCACTCCCCGCGCTGCGGCGCGGGGCTTTTTATTCCAATCCGCGAAGTCGAACCCAGGACGCGGATCCAAGCCCGGCGCGCTCCTGACTGTGGTGTACCGCGCGCCGGGCAAGGGGGGGCGCTCGTGATTAGGTTCACAGTTCCCGGAGAGCCGCGCGGATGGGCTCGCGCTCGCACGCGGCAGGGTAGGTTTTTCACGGACACCAAGACGCGCAGCGAAAAGCAGGCTGTCGCGGCATGGGCGATCGAGGCTGGCGCGACGGTGCATGACGGGCCCATTCGCCTCATCGTTCGCGCCTATCTCGGCATTCCGCGATCGGCATCTAAACGGCGTCAGGCGGCTATGCTGGCAAATCAGGAATATCCGACCAAAAAACCTGACGGCGACAACCTCGCAAAATTGGTTGGCGACGCGCTCACGGGCGTGTGTTGGCGCGACGACGTGCAGGTGGTCGATTGGATTATTGAAAAGCGGTGGTGTGTTGAGCCGCGACTGGAAATCGAGGTTGCCCCGATGGCCGGGGCCATAAGGCAGAGCGATGGAAACCAGCGAAATAAGGCGGCCTAGACCGCACGAATAAGCTGGCGCGCTGGCTTCTTTCCTTTCCATCGCCGCGAAACTTTTCGCGAGCAAGGGCAGGAAGCCGAAAAGGAAAGGACTGTCATCATGGGCCTGCCCATTATCACAGCCGACCAACGGATGAAGCAGACGAGGGGCGTCAAGGCGCTCATTCTCGGCCTTCCCGGCGTCGGCAAGACTTCACTGCTGCGCACGATCGATCCGGCGTCCACATTGTTTGTGGACCTTGAAGCTGGGGATCTCGCCGTGCAGGACGTGCCGGTTGATCAGATGCGCCCAGGCACATGGGAGGAGTGTCGCGACCTGGCGGCCTTCCTCGCCGGGGCCAACCTCAACGTGCGCCCGAAAGACCTTTACGGCCAGGAGCACTATGAGCGGGCCGTGGCGCGCTTCGGCTCGCCGGATGCGTTGACGAAGTATTCAACGATCTTCGTCGACAGCGTGACCGTTGCCGGTCGCCTCTGTTTCAACTGGTGCGAGCACCAGCCCGAAAGCTTCAACGCCAAGGGCGAGAAAAACCTTCTCGGCACGTATGGGCTGCACGGGCGCGAGCTGATCCAGTGGATTACGCGCCTGCAGCACGCGCGCATGCAGAACGTCGTATTCGTCTGCCTGCTTGACGAGAAGGAAGACGATTTCAAGCGCAAGTCATGGGTGGCGCAGATCGACGGCAGCAAGGCGGGGCGTGAAATGCCCGGCATTGTGGACGAGGTTCTGACCCTCGCTATCATCCGGCCCGACGAGGGCGAGCCGTTCCGCGCGTTCATCACCAACCCCGATAATCCGTGGGGCTTCCCCGCGAAGGATCGTTCGGGGCGGCTGGATCCGATGGAAGCGCCGGACCTTGGCCAACTCTTCAATAAGCTCAACGACACGGCGCGCGGCACATCCGCCAAGACGACACCGCGCGCCGCTGCCTGATCAATCCCATTCAAGAAAGAACAAGCAACATGTCTATGGATTTCAACGACGCAGAACGTCAATCCTCCGGCGGCGGTGAGCCTATGCCTGCGGGCACGGTGGCCCCGGTGGTGATCAGCCTTCGCGGCATCAAGACCAGCAAGAGCGACAACCGCGTGCAGGGCCTCGACCTTGAGTTTACTGTCAGCGCTGGTCCGTTCAAAGGCCGCAAGGCTTGGAAGTGGGCAGGCTTCTCCGGCAACGGATCGGACGGCCACAACAAGATGGTCGCCATTACCCGCGCCTTTATCCGAGGCGCGCTCGAAAGCGCCTACGGCGTTGACCCTTCAGATGATAGCCAGGCGGCAATGGACGCGCGCCGCCTTGGCGATTGGGACGACCTGCAGGGGCTGGAGTTCGTCGCCCGCTTCGATGTCGAAAAGGGCGAGGACTACACGGACCAGCGCACGGGCGAGCACCGGAAGGGCAAGGACAAGAACACACTCGTTGCCGTCACCCCTGATGACCCGGATTATCAGGGCTTCACGCCGGCCAAGCGCAAGCCTGCGCTGGCGTCTGCGGGCGGCGTCAGCGCCCCCAAGGGCAATAGCGGCGGCGCCTATCAGCGCCCGAACTTCGCGAGGTAGGGCGATGGGGCGGGGTAACTCCCGCCCCTGACCCGCACGCATCATGAGAGAAGACCCAGACAATCTGGCGACGGCGACAGCCGCCGCCACGCTCAAACGCATGTTTGCCGATCGGCAGCACGCGATGACGACAGACGAGAGCTGGCACATAGCCTTCACCATCATCAACACATGGATACAGGCCCGCACATGCAATTGGGCAAAGCGCCGGGGCACGCCCCGGATCGGCTCGCCGGATGCGATGACGCTGGGCTTCACTGAGGCCGCATTGCCGCTGATCGCCGACAAGGCGTCGGGCATGCCCTGGGGTTCGCCCCTGGGCGACTGGTCCAAAGTTGAGGCTGCACTGCTCTTTGCCATCGCGCACGAGGCGATCGAGCAGACCCGAATGCAAACGCTGGAAGATCCATCAGATGACGAGGTGCCGGCATGAGCCGCAAACGCAAGACTGAAACCGTTCCCGCTCCGGTTGCGATCAGCGCCGGCCAGCGCCTGACGTGCGAGGGCTGCCAGGCGCTGAGGCGCTATCCCACGCCGATGTGTCGCAATGAGCATTCGCCCAACTACCGCAGGCCGGTGGATACCTATTCGCTGCAATGCAACCGCTATGCCGTTGCCGGCGCCGTCACAAAGCCGCCAGAGCCCAAGCCGGAACCCCCGCCGGTTTCGCGCGCAGTGATTGCTGGCGAGGTGGCAAAGGCTAAACACAATCGATGGGCTATCCGCGATGGCGTGCTGTTCAAGCCGCGCGATCCTGAACACGCGGCGCTTATGGAGCGCAATCGCGCGCGGAGGGTGCGCGCATGATCGACCTCAATCCTTCTTCCATGATCCGCAGCGCTGACGTTGCAGCGATCCACGCTGCTCTTGATAGCGTCTCGCCCAGGCCTGAGAAGCGCCGGGCCTATGTTGGCGCGTCATCGATCGGCGGCATGTGCGAACGGCGCGTGCAGTATGATTTCCTGCAGACGCCATACGATGAGGGCTGGCGCCACTCGGCCCGCACGCTGCGCATCTTCGAGCGCGGGCACATGATGGAAAGCATGGCCGCGCTCTGGCTGGTCGACGCGGGGTTCCGGCTGACGCAGACGGGCAAGGACGGAAAGCCGCTGGGCTTCAGCGTGGCGGGCGGCGCGTTCGCCGGCCACGTTGACCGGGTCTGCACTGGGGGGCCGCTGATGCTCGCCTATCCGTTTGTGATCGAGTTCAAGGCGCTCGGCCAGAAGTCGTGGAAGGCGATCGAAAGCAAGGGCCTTGCGAAAGCCAAGCCCGAATATGCCGACCAGGTCGCGCTCTACCAGGCCTACATGGACATCACAAACCCGGCGCTTTTCTTCGCGGTCAATTGCGACACGATGGAGCTTTATCTGGAAATGGTCCCGTTCGATGCCGCGCGCGCACAGGCTGCATCCGACCGGGCGGTGGCCATCATCGAGGACAGCCGCGCCGGGGCCATGCGTCCGCGGTGTACGGATGATCCGGGGTTTTTCGCGTGCAGTGATTGCCCGTTCAAGCGGAGGTGCTGGGGATGAGCTGCGAGCATCAGAGAACGGAAATCCGGCACAAAATCGCCAGCAACGGCCAGCCGTTTGTAAAGCGGCAATGCCTCGACTGCGGCAGGGCGGCGGGAAACCATATTGCTCACCGAGAGTTGCAATGGCGCCCGCAGGATTATCCGCCCTGGGATAACGACCTGGCGCAGCGTGGCGCAGCAATGCGCAGTGCCGAGTTCGAGAAGATGCGGCGCCAGAAAAACCACCTCTGGTGGAGCTGGTACAACAACTATCTGTCATCGAATGCATGGAAGGAGCGCCGGAAAAAGGTTCTCGCCCGCGCCGGCGGCATTTGTGAAGCCTGCGGCGTTGCCGAGGCCGGGTCGGTTCACCACACGACATATGAGCATGTTGGCGATGAGCCCTTGTGGGAGCTGAAGGCCATCTGCGAGGCCTGCCATGACCGCTTGCATGATTATCAGCATCCGATCAGGGGAGGCTGATGTGCTAGATTTCAATGACGCGGCATCTGTTCTTGAGAATGTCTACAGCCTGCCCAGCAAGCCCAATGTCGAAGCCATGCGCGCTATGGTCGACATGCTTTTCCGCATGGCGACCAAGGGCAGGATAGAGCTGGCGTGGACTTCGGATGTCGCGCCCCACACGCTGAACAGCGCCCGCATGTTCGGGCCGGAAGACCTTGAAGATCTTGTCGACCGGGCCGTGAGGCTCAACGAAACGCCCAACCGCAATGTCTATGTGTCGGCAGGCCTCAGGCGCGAAACGGTCGACAGCGATCACAGAGCGACAGATGCGGACGTGTTCGCCGTCACCGCTGTCAAAGCGGACTTTGATGCGCCAGGCGCACTGGACGCCGCTTGGCGGCTCCTGAAAGAGCGCGCGCTTTTGCCCAATATGGTTGTCATTACCGGCAATCATCCGCACATGCGCGGGCAGATGTGGTGGGTTCTCGATGAGCCTACCGATGATCTTGAAGTCGCGCGCGAGCTGGAAAGGCGGCTTGCCATCTGGCTTGGGGGCGACAAGTCGATTATCAATCCCTCTCGCGTCATGCGCCTGGGCGGGTCGGTTGCATGGCCCCTCAAGGCCGGTCGCAAGGTCGAAGTCACCGACCTGATCACAAAAACGGCCCGGCAGGCTGCATGGGGCCTTGAGGAACTGAAGGCCGCCGTCCGTGAAGCCGTGCCGGTCAATGCAAATCCTGCCGCACCCATCGATCCGATGGACTTCAACACAGCCGGCAAGCAGGGCGGAACCGGCATCCTTGAGCGCATCAACAAGGCGCTGCATGGTGAGGAATGGCACAACAATGTCAGGGATGCGGTAGCCCACGCCGTTGCCCGCGGAACCCCGGCAGATATCGTTGTCGACCTGATGGCCCCCCTCGTTGTGCGGGCAGGCTACACAATCGAGGAAACCCGCCGAGACATTGCCACCATGGCCCGCGGGGCTTTGGCCAAAGGGTTTGCGCCAGATCCTGAGAAGCCAACCGAGCCCGACCGCCCCCGCCTGCCCATCCTCGATGTCCCAGGCCTGCTATCGGTCCCCGATCCCACATGGATTATTGACGGCTGGGTGATCGATGACGGCGTGTCCGTCTGGTACGGGCCGCCAAAGGTCTACAAGACATTCAACGTTCTCGACATGGCGTTGAGCGTGGCCTGCGGCGTGGCCTGGCGCGGCAATGCCGTCACTCAACAGCCGGTCCTGTACCTGCTCGGCGAGGGCATGGGGACTTTCAAGTATCGCGTCCACGTCTGGCTTGAGAAGCGATCCGAGGGCCGCCAGGCGCAATTCTGGACCATCCCGGTAGGTGTGCCCCTCTCAACCCCGGAAGGGCTCACAAACGCCCTGGCGGCCATAGACAGCCTGCCCGTTCGACCTGGCCTGATCGTCGTCGATACGCTCAACCGACACTTCGGACCGGGGGACGAGAATAGCTCGCAGGACATGACCCGCTTCGTGCAAGCGATCGACGCCATACGGGCCCACACGCGCGCCCATATCGCTGTCGTCCACCATAGCGGCAAGGACGCCGAGAAGGGCGCAAGGGGCTCATCGGCCCTTCTAGGGGCCGTTGACAATGAGTTCAGGATCACCCGCACCGAGGGCACGAAGATTTGTCGGATCGAATGCACCGCGGCGCGCCATTCCGATGAGCCGAAACCCATGACCGTCGAGTTGGTCCCGGTGGAGGTTACCCATGCGGAAACCGGGCTCGTGATGTCATCCCTCCTGCCCGTTCTGCGGGATGATGGGGAGGCGGATCAGGGGAGCAAGCCAGCCGGTAAACCTCTCTCTAAATCCGCCCGGCTGGTCATGACACTGCTGTCCGAAGGCCCGAAATTCGTGAAAGAGCTAGTGGAAGAAACCGGCCTAAAAAGGCCAACGGTGCAGCTAATCCTTTCCGATTTGGCCGCTTCCAAGCAAGTTTATTCCAAAGAGGCTGAAGGGGCAAAACTCTGGTATGTGTTGGAAGCGGGAGGCAACACCCATGCCTAATGAT